TAAATATATGATAAAGTATATTTTTATATTCTTTTCCAAAGGACTAATATAGAAGAAAATGACAATACAAAATGGATTATTTATATTTCGCCGTGATTTACGTCTCTATGATAATACTACATTATTAGAAGCATCCAAGAATTGTAATAATTTACATGTCTGTTTTATTTTCACACCAGAACAGATAACCGAAGCAAATAAATATAAATCCGATAATGCTATACAATTTATGATTGAATCATTGAATGATTTGAAACACCATATAGACAACGCAAATGGGGTGTTCAATATTTTCTATGGAACAAATGACGATGTTTTGAAAAATGTATTTAAACACAATAGTATTGACGCAGTGTTTTTCAATACAGATTATAGTCCATATGCAAGGGAACGTGATATCAGCATTATATCATTATGTAAAGAAAATAATGTATTATGTCATCAAGAACACGATTATTATTTACAGGTTCCTGGTACAATACAAACAACAACTGGTAGTTACTATAAAAAATATACACCATTTATGAATACGGTTATAAATAAAAAAGTGAAACCCATAAATAAATCCAAAATATCTAATATATCCAATTCATTGTTAAAAATAGCAAAGAAGCATAGTTATTCATTGAATCAGTCAAGTGAATTGTATAATAGTAACCCTGACATATTAGTGAAAGGTGGTCGTACAAACGGAATAAAACAGTTGAAGAAGGCATTGAAAGATCAGTGTGATTATACAGTAAAACGCGATACACTGGATTACAATACATCCTTCTTATCAGCATATATCAAATTTGGGTGTGTATCAATACGCGAAGTATATCATAGCATTCGTGATAAGTTCTCATTAAAGCACGGAATGATACGTGAATTAATATGGCGAGATTTTTTTGCACATGTTTTATACAATTTTCCTTCTGTTGTTGGACAATCCTATATCAAAAAATACAGAAAGATTGTGTGGTCAAACAGCATTACAAATTTTGATAAATGGAAAAACGGCCAAACTGGGTTTCCAGTTGTCGACGCAGGAATGCGTCAATTGAATGAAACGGGATATATGCATAATCGTTGTAGAATGATTTGTGCTACATTTTTAATAAAAGTATTATTGTTAGATTGGCGATTGGGAGAACAATATTTTGCTCAAAAGCTCACAGACTATGATATTGCCTCCAATAATGGGAATTGGCAAGGCATTAGTGGAACAGGTGTTGATATGAAACCCTATTTCCGAACAATGAATCCATGGATACAGAGTAAAAAATTTGACCCTGAATGTGTATATATTAAAAGGTGGGTTCCCGAATTAGAACAATTACAACCAAAAGAAATTCATTCTTGGTATGAACGTTGGAAATCACACAAAGATGTATATATAAAACCCATTGCTGATTACAAGGTTCAAACAGAAAAAATGATGGAATTATATTCAAAGGCGTAAAAATATATGTGTTGAATATATATAACATGAATTATCAAACATTAGACAACGCATATAACATAACTACACCAACATATTTAGGATATGGTATGACCAATGAAATAGACAATGTGTATGGAAAAAAAGAACCCAATTTCTATACAAGTGATGTGAAAAAACAACAAACATTCTCAAGTTGGCAATATCGCAAATATATGCAAGAACGTTCAGAACCCATTAAGAAACGAAATCTAAGAGAAGCAAAGAACCATTGTGGAAGATATATTCCTGAAAATCAAGACTATATTCCTGTAGATAGTGATTTACAGGAAAATTATAAAGTTAAAACGGAATTACAATCTCGCAAAATGGCACCAAATATTGTTCTCTGAATAAATAATGTTCTTTAAATTTGAGGTTAAACAGTTCATATATGTTTAGATATATATATGAAAATCATTAGTTTTGATGTAGGTATCAAAAATATGGGATACTGTATTTTTGATTTGAGCAATAGTGTTCCATATATTGCACAATGGGAAATAATGGATTTAATAGAAGAAAATAATACTACTATGGAATGCAGTCACATATTAAAAAATAACAAAAAATGTAATAAAAAGGCGACATATAAAAAGAATACTACTTATTTTTGCAATGTACATAGTAAGCAGTGTAAGTATTGGTTACCATCTAAGGAATTCACAAAGGGTAAATTAAATAAAAAGACAATTGACGAATTATTACAATTATGTAAGCAGTATCATATTGCTGTAGAGAAGTACACAAAACAAGAATGTTGTATAAAATTGGTGGAGTTTTACAATAATAATGTATTGGAAAAATTGGATAACAAGAAAAAGAAGTGTGATGAATATGATTTAGTCCATTTAGGAAAAAGGATTAAATATTATTGTGACAATCGCATTAATAGTGATGTAATAGATTATGTACTAATAGAGAACCAAATTAGCCCAATTGCCAATCGCATGAAAACAATTCAGGGAATGTTGGCTCAATATTTCATCATGAAAAATGATAATGTAAAAATCATATTTGTAAGTTCTCAAAATAAACTTAAATATTTCGATAAACACATTGACCCAACAGCAACATCTACATACAAGGCAAATAAAAAGAATGGGATTTTTTATTGTAATGAATTGTTATCTCACAAATATGACTATCTACAGAATTGGAAATCAACTTTAGAAGTGAAAAAGAAGGACGATTTAGCGGATGCATTTTTACAAGGAATATGGTATATTGAAAATAAAATAAACATTTGATAATAAATAGTTGATGCGTAAAACATATAAATATAAATTCTGGTATTAGATAAATGGAAGTGAATTTAGGCTTTGATGATATTGAACCACTTGATATTACCTTGAATAGCGAGCCAGTTGTGTCAGAACAACCAGCATCAAATTTAGGGGTAGGAATAGAATTATTAATGAATGACAAGAAATTACCATCAATGTCAAGTGATATTGAAATTGGTGATTTGAATGCTTTAGAAAATGAATTGAATGATTTGACGGTAGATGGTAATGGTGCTGGTAGTTCAGCATTTGACGACAAACCAATGTCAATGGGTGAAACTATTCAACTGCCAAAAATTGATGAACCAACTATCCCAAATGATTCACGTTTGGGAACAGCAACAGTTGAGACTATTGGTAGTAATAGCGATGGATTTATGAAACCACCATCAGAGTCATTTATACGCGAAGCAAAACCACGAATGAGCGAACGAGAAATGAGAAGAAAAAAACGCATAATGTTGAAAAAATTAGAAGATTGGCACGATAAAGGTATGTTGAAAGGGCGTTTTGAATTGAATATGGATAGCCCTTTTGATGAAGTAGAAGATGAATATGAAACAGCATTGGAAGACAAACGCAAAAAGGATAGCATTAAACTTCAAGGATGGTGGTTTATGACTGCTGTTAATTCCATTGAATATGCAAATGCTGCGTTTAATCCTTTTGATTTGAACTTGGACGGTTGGGGAGAACAAGTTAATGAAGATATTGACAGTTACGAAGAAATTTTTTCAGAGTTACATGAAAAATATAAAGGTGGTAAAATGGCTCCCGAATTGTCACTTGTATTGCGTTTAGGATTTAGTGCTGCTGTAGTGAATTTTACAAATAAAGCTCTTTCCAGTGCGACACCTGGTTTCAATGATGTTATTCGTCAAAATCCAGATTTGATGAAAGCGTTTAGTGATGCCACAGTAAATACAATGAGTCAACAATCACCAGGATTTGGTTTTATGAATAATATGATGAATGAACAAGAAATGCGTCCTCGTGGTCCTCCACCACCAGCACCACAAGAAACCAAATCTTCACGAGCACAACAACCAACAAAAACAGTTTTATCTCGTCCAGATATCCGAGCATCACTGAATGAACCTGGTGTGGATTTAGACGGTGTTGGAAACCTTAATGCACAAGAACGAAGTGCTCGCCCAGAAATGAAGGGACCGGCCAATAGTGATATTGACAATATCCTTGCTGGTTTGAAAACAAAATCGGTTAATATTCAGCAAAAAGATAAGGAAGATTCAGTCATTAGTGCGAACTCAATGGGACAATACTCAACAGGTTCAAAAGCACCAAAGCGTACTCAGAAACGAAAACAAAAATCAGATAAAAATGTCATTTCATTAGATATTTAAGAAAAATACGATAAATAAAAATAACTATAATTAACACAAATAGAATATAAAAACAACAATGTAGATAGAATGGGTATAACATAGTTCGCCATTATAGGTATACCCATGAATAATTTATTCATAAATGAACTACACGATAGCATATATAATGTGTTATCAAATCTGAAATGCAAATGTATTTCAGTATATAATAGACAGCTTGTCCGAGTGGTTAAGGAGATCGACTAGAAATCGATTGGTGAAAGCCGCACAGGTTCGAATCCTGTAGCTGTCGCATTTTGAGCAGGCATAGTTTAATGGTTAGAACACAACGTTAACACCGTTGAAATCTGAGTTCAATTCTCAGTGCTTGTATTTTTTTGTTGCAATAGCTCAGTTGGGAGAGCGCAAGACTGAAGATCTTGAGGTCACTGGTTCGATCCCAGTTTGTGACATATGGCAACTTGGCGGAGTGGTTAACGCGGTGCCCTGCTAAGGCATTGTCCGATGGACGCGTAGGTTCGAATCCTACAGTTGTCGTTGCTATATTACAGAATAATATACAAAGTAATTGGACTAATACTACATTGAATAAAATGTATTTGTTTTATTCAATAATATTATTTCATTATGAAGCAAGTATTATCACCAGTATATTACACCAATAAAATATATTGATGTAATAATTTTACTTAACATTGTGATTTATTGCTCATTTCAGTATTGCTATGGTATTTTTATGCTGTCAATAATGCTAATGCATCTGCTTTTTTCATTTTAGATACAGAACTTGAAAGACCACGTGTCTTAACAAGAGCACGCAGTTGTGTCAAATTCATTTTGTCATAATCCATTTCGCCATCGGTTTCAAGAGTTCGTGCCATTTCTTTTCCATCTTCCGTACTAATCGTATTATCGTCATCCATATCTTCGTGTTGTTCCACATTAACGTTTTCCTTACTTTCAGCAACATTGTTATCATCCTCATCATTGTCATCGTCCTCATCCTCATCCTCATCCTCATCTTCATCATCTTCGTCATCCTCTTCGTCGCTTCCATTTTCATCCTCATCGTCATCATCATCTTCGCCGCCCTCTTCGTCGCTTCCATTTTCATCCTCATCGTCATCATCACTCAATTGCTCACATTCTCCATCTTCGTCCTCGTCATCATGTTGTTCAAGTACGTTATATTGTTGCTGAGATACCATTGGTATATTTAGTTCTTGACTGTGTTGTACTTCTCCACCAGATGCAACATTGTTTTCAATCAATTCCATCTTTTGAACTACATTATTCATCATCTCAAGAGCAAGTTTATAATTTGTTTCCAATGTGCTTAAACGTTGTCTAAAATTATAAATCAACATTAATACAAGAATACAACAAATTAAGATACTTGCTACAAAAAAAGTGTTCATAAAGCTAATCATTCCTCCCATTATAGATTTATCTATTATATTATAAAGTATAACTGAACGAATATATTTATATTTATTTAGTAATATTATATTATTATCACAGCATATGATATATCATGGAAGGACAAAATACATCAAACATTTTTTCTGGACTTATGGATACAAGCGATACTAAAAACGTATTGATACTCATTTTAGCAGTTATTATAATTTTTTCGCTATTTGGTGTTAATATTGTTATTTTAATTGGAAACATTATCCAAACATTATTAGAACTTGTTATGCCGGTTATTCGTCAAATATTTGGTATTGTTGGCGTTTCCGGTGGCGTACTAATAAATAATACAGCTGATGTAGTGAGTGATACTGCAAAATTTGGCATTGATGTTGCCGAAGGAACAGTTCAATCTGTTGGTTCATTATTACAGCGCGCGGGAGAACAAACATTAAACCCTAATAATACACTCAACTTACAGCAAATATCCACCCCTTCTACATCATATACCAATCCAATAATGAAGACTCCTACATCCAAAAAAGTGGGCTGGTGCTTAGTTGGCGAATATGAAGGTCGCCGTGGCTGTATTGAAATTTCCGACTATGATAAATGTTTATCTGGACAAGTATTCCCCAGTCAAGAAATATGTATGAACCCTACAATGACACCGAATATGCCACCACAACAAGCACCCCAAATGCCAACACAATAAATTGCATAATATTTCATTCATATATTATGTAATAACAATGACTAACAACTGTCTGAATATTTCAGCAGATATCGATTTCCCATAAATCCGTGATTGTAACAATATATACTTGCCTTGTCAAAATCTTCAAATACTTCTACTTTGACTACCCCATACATAAATATATAATCACCGTTTTCTGGATCATTTACATCTATATAAACAGTTTCGGGACCAATTTGATATTGTTCAGTATTATTAAAGTTATTATTGTTATTGTTATTGTAAAGATTATATCCTGCATCGTTGTTATTTGTATAAGTGATCATATAATCATTATTATTACCATATATTAAACTGCTGTTTAAAATAGCAATAGGATGACTTGATGGTATGTTTACAAAATAATATGTACCTTTTGATAACGTATAATAGACATTAGGATTATATTTGATATCTTCAACATTGTAAATAGTATTTGTTAATGTTGCCCGTTTCAATACATATACATTTTGATAACTTTGCTGAGTATAATATTTTTCAACATCCACATATGAATATTCATATAAACAAATATTTTGACTAATATCTTGTTGTTCTTGATATGTTGTTTGAGATAATTCTGTCAATGATGCAAAATATTCATTCTTAAAAATAGTTTCTATTACATCATTCTCATCGTTACTTTTAACACTATACGGGACATATGGGTCATTTGGTGGATTTATATTTGTTACAGTGGTATTAATTGAAACATCATAGTTATCTTCCACATTAAAAATAATTCCATAGGAAGTATCAAAATCAGTTATACTATTGATTGTTTCAGTTATTTTTGAATCCACATATATGTCATATATAAACTTACCACCTGTAGGTATATTTGGGATTTCAACATCTACAGTATCTATATACTGTATATTTTGGAAATGATTATTTGTTTGATTATGATATTCAAAGCTAATATCTATATTTAATGTTTTATTTACAGCCACAGATATATTTTCTATTTGTGATGTTGATATACTGTTATACAAGTCCGGATTATAATGTATTGAAAAATTTATGGAGTCTAATGAAAACGAAATTTGTCTATCTATTGGGGTTCCGTCAGAAATAATTGGTGTTCCACTTAATATTTTACTTGTTCCCTTTACATAAAATGATAGTGGAACCTTTATTGTTATTGTAGTTATAGTAGTATTAGGTTGAATGGAATATAAATAATACGCAGAAGTAACTTGACCATCAAGCACCAAATAGTTAATGTCGGAATTAATGAGAAAATTATATGTATCAACATCTGCTACAATTGCGTAATTTGTATCGGTTTTGAATTTGTATAACGGAACCTTCTTGTCTTCATATAATGTAATATTTCCAGGTACATCGGAATTAGATGACGGTTTATATATGATAATGGATTCATTACACGTATAATCAGTAGTAGATATTACATAAAAATCCAAATAAGCATCCATATCTAAAAAATAAACAGACTGAATACTCGTTTTTGTGTATTTACGTGCCGTAGAAATGTCATCTATCAACTTTTTCCATAATTGACTTTGTGTATCATTATTTGTTTTTGAATTGGTTGAGGTATTCAAATATTTTAATATTTCTGCTTTTCGTCGCATATCAAAATCCTTTTGCGTATATTGAGAACCAATATATGGATTTAACATTTCAAATCGCGAACTCGGAATAATCATATTTTGATATTTCTTTCTCTGGTTACATTGTATTTCAATTGGTGTAGGTGTAGAAGCACTCATAATATATTATTCAAATTATATATTATGTATATAAATTACAGTTTGCTGGTATACCACATATTAGATAAGTATGTGAAATAACCAGTGTTTTGAGAATAACTGGATAAATTACTTGATGTAAGATTGGGTCCATTTGCTACAATTGCGTTGATTTCAAATACGTCAAGCGCACGATTGAAATAACGTAAATCGGATATACTTCCACTAAAACTGTTATCGCTACCATTTACAATAACAGGATGGTAATTTTGTTTAGGGACGTGGTCTAACACTATGCGACCAGCAATTGTACCATTCACATAAACATCTAATATTGTATTTTTCATACGTATGGCAACATGAACCCAGTTTTTAATAGGAATATTATCTATATCTAATGTGATATTCGGGTCAGAACCAAGTACACTATCCATAACAACGTGTAATTGTGCTACACTTGCATCATCTACATTTTGTCTTGTCAAGTATAACCCTGGACTGTTATTTACAGTTGCTTTTCCGTTTGAATCAAACTGATCATTACCTTTGCTAAATATATGGCGATTAACATCATCTGATGGGACGTCATTGATATTCAACCATGTTGACCATGTAAATTCTAAACCAGTATTTTCATTATTTGACCTAAATATAGGAACGGAGTTCGCATCCTTCGGATCAGATGATACAATTACCTTTTCACCTCCATTTAATAACCCTTTTATAACAAATGGACTATCTCCAGGAGAAAGGAAATAGATTAATAACCATATTCCAATGCGTAGTAAAAATACAAAAAGGATAATAATCAGTATTAAAAACGCAAACTTAGCAATAACTGTATTTGATTGTAAATATGGTTTCGACACATCATCTAAACTTTTTGAAAAGTTTTCTACGGTTTCATTAAAAGAATTTTTGGTTGTATTGATTGTTTCTGCTACATTATCATATCCATCTTGCAATGAATTAGTAATTTGCTGTTGATAGTTCGTTTCTTGAGACATTACTTATATATATATAAGTAATGTTATTATTTTTTAGAATAATTTGAATTTTGATTGTTCAATATTATCCTTAAATAGCGATACATCCATTCCATATGATGGTAGCATGCCTGTTTGTCCATTTCCCTGCATATATACATCATACGCCGCCTGGGGATTAAGTGGTGATGTCCAGCGCGTAAAACGAGCAATGTGTGCGTTGCTTATAGCTCCTAATGTTACACTTTCTGAACTTGGTGCGGAAACGTTACCCATGTTTGCAGAGCGAACTAATTTTCCATCTAAATAAAAATCAACAATGTTGTTGTCAACACTCACAATGATATGAGACCATTTTTGAACAGGAAAGTTATCCATTACGGTTATTTCTTGTTTACCGCTATCTGTTGTATGTACGCTATACTTTAATGTTGGTGTTGCTGCTGATAATTCCAACTTACCACCTAATAAATTACCAGTAGCATCTTGTCCATGTGTATAAATTACTTTATTATTATTATCCCATTGACCTAAATATACCCATACTCCATACGCATATCGCGTGCTTGAATGACTGGCAACATCAATATTAATCGCATTATCAATTTTAACAAAATCTTTCAACTCTGTTGATGTATCAAACATATAGACGTATAACAAATATAGAATGACAATAAAAAGAACACCAATAATAACTAAAGAATAGTTCATGACTATATATTATATATTTACTTTATAATATATTTTTACAATATTGATAACGATAACTTATGTATATACATCTCGCAAAGTCATATATGGATTATAGCACAGGCGGATTCATAACACTATATACGTTATACATTTGGGATATCTGACGCCTAGATAAATTTGTTGTATAATATTGAATATTGCATATTGCTCCTGATATTCCGTACTCATCTCCAATATGAATAATATCATAATCACTAAATGTAGGAATTTTTTCCAATTTCTTGGTTACTGTAAGTATCCCATCAACAAATACATCTACATCCGAGCCATTATAGTTAAATACAATATTCACCCACTTTTGAATAGGTGCTTTCAATTCAACAAATTCTAAATCACCATTGGAATTTGGAATATTTGATAAATATGCCTTATATACGTAAGAAGGATCCTTATCTTTTAATATAACACTTGAGTCATTTACATCATTGTTAACAATGTTATATTTGAACTTCAATTCTGGTTTTCCTTCAAAGCTAAATAGTGTTTTTTCAAAATCTTCACTTACTAAAGATTCTGGATTTACAAATACCCACAATGAAATGGCATAATTGTTACTAATTCCTTTATTGTCTTTTAAATCAGAATTAATGTATAATGCTTCACGTTTCAAGTCCTCCATATTTTGTATGGTTCTCTGTTTATTAATGTAATCCGGTTCGCGTAATAAAACTATATTATTACTGCTATTGTAAATCGCATCAATGATATCAGGATAGTATATAATCAATAGAATGACTGCCAATTCAATAAGGAATAATATATATACATCATTTGTAGTAGCTCCGAATTCTTTAAGTATAAACGCTACAAAATCGCGCATCATACAAGGAATGTAAAATATAAAGGTTGCTAAAAATCCGAGTGTTCCGTCGAGAGAACGTAAATAATTACCAAATACGCGACTAATAATTGCTAAAAATCCGATAATTGCAACGGCAAGTAATATATAAAAAATATATTGTCCCATTTCAAGTTGATAAGTAGTTATATCAATATACGAATAAGCCATCATAATAATATACACACTAATAACCGCATAAATAATTAACATTGGTTGTGATGATAAACTATTTGTTAAACTACTGACTTTTGAGAGCCCAAAAAGAATAGGTACAACGATAATAAGGAATGTAAATATTCCTTTGCGATTATCGTATAAAATATTTGAATTATCATTAAATACATATAATAATATTGCCATTACAATAAATCCAATCAGTATGGTTGTTTTTTGAAGTATGCTATTCTTGAAACCTGTATCTTGTTGCATGAGCTTACTAAGTTCAGTTATTTTATTTATTACTGCTTCATATATATTTTTTATCATTCCTTTATCGTCCATATAGTATATATTACACGTATATATATATTACATATTTTCCATTGCTGTTTTTTCTCCGTGGCATTCTCTACATAGTGCTACTAAATTATCAACGTGATTAGAACCACCATATTCTAAACGGGTTTTATGATCAACTTCAAACCAGGCTGATAATTGCTGTTTGCAATTTCCACATTTCCAATTTTGATTGGAAGCAACGTATTTCTTCTTTGTTTCGCTTACTGATCGTTTGGTGCCTTTTTTTCCAGAATTCATTAATACGTGTTTTGATGCTTCTTCTCTTGTACTTCCACCATCCTGATACTGTGAAGAAGTGAAATTCAAAAATGGACTAATTACATTTGATGTATCTTTGTCAATTGGCATATACTTCAAATATTCATTGGTAGATTTTACAATCTGAGAGGCTTTTGTAGGATCTTTCTTTATCAACCAATATAACATGTATGAACCCAATGCCACACCCGCCATTTGATAGTATTTTTTCATAGATAATAATAGTTTCAAGTATTTTCCATCTGTATAAATATTATAAATTACTAATGATGTAATAAGTAGAAAATATAATTCAATCCTCATTTATATATTCTATGTATATTATTATGATTATCAACACTGATGTTTTATTCAAATAAAGTACATATAAATGACTACTAATAAAATGATTATATACACCAAGTAAATATAGTTTTTTTTCAAGTTTAATACTTTCATTAGTTGTTCTCCTCTTGATTCAAATAAGAGTAAATATTTCATATACGCATCTTTACGGGTAAGTTGTTCTTTTCCAATAATTTCATTTACCTTATTATGAATAAAATGAACCCATTTTTGAAATTCAATGCTACTATCTAAATACGGCGATACTGGATATTTATCCAATAGAATCATAAATGTTTTGCGCGATGTACTATCGGGAATGAAGACAGGAAAATTCATAATTAGGTCATAATATTTGCGCTTTAATACCTTATTAGGTTTGTTCGGGTAATTATATGATATTGTATGTAGAAAAAACCAATAATGGGGACCCCATACTTCGGGATTATTAATGGACGACATATATTGTATAACTATATTCAAATATTATGTAGAATACATAAAGGTTTCATTATATTTTATATTAGAATGGATAATTATTGTAATAATTGTGGTAAACAAGGACATTTATATCATCAATGCAAACTACCTATTACAAGTAATGGGATAATAGCATTTCGCAAAAATAATGATGAACAATTAGAGTATTTAATGATTTGCCGTAAAGATAGTTTAGGATATATTGATTTAATTCGCGGGAAATATGATGTATATAATCACGAGTATATAGTATCTATGATTGACCAAATGTCTATAATGGAAAAAGTGAATATACTAAAATATGATTTTAATGAGTTATGGAATAAAGTATGGGATGCATCTCAGAACGCAAGAAAATACAGAAATGAATATAATGTTTCTATTGACAAGTTCAATAAATTAAAATCAGGTTATATCGATGCTTATACGAATGAAGTGATTTCATTTGCTACATTAATTAAAAAATCAAAAACAAGATGGATTCAACCTGAATGGGGATTCCCTAAAGGCCGTAGAAACTTTCAGGAAAATGACTATAATTGTGCTATTAGGGAATTTTGTGAAGAAACAGGATATAAGGAAGAACTTATTCATAATATTGAAAATATAACACCATCAGAAGAAATTTTTACTGGTTCAAATTATAAATCATACAAGCACAAGTATTTTTTGGCATACATTGACTATGATATTAGTAATCAGACATATAATCATCAAACAAGCGAAGTTAGTCAAGTAAAATGGCTTAAGTATGATGATTGTTTAGAGCATATTCGGGAGTATAATTTAGAAAAGAAAAAGATATTAACAAACATCAATACGATATTAAAAACATATCGATTATTTGAAATGTAAAATCTCTATTAGTATTATATATTATATAATGAATAATACTAATAATGAAGATCCGAATAACATGGAACAAAGAGAACAAAAATGTAAAGATATGAATAAAGATTTCAATCCCAAGTCAAAACGGTGTGTAAATAAATGTAAGCCGAATCAGGTTCGCGACGAAGAAACATATAAATGTAAAAATAAGAAAAAAATAAATCAAACTGTTGTAGAAACATCATCTATTGTCAATCCTGTGCAAATTGACGCAAATGCTGAGAACCCATTAATATCAGCAGTTACTAATTTTCTATCTCCAACCATTGTTACGGAAAAAAAACGTGAGCGATCCAAGAAAAATAAAACAAAAAAAAATGTGAAAAAAATGTCGCCAAATACTGTAGCACAAAGCGAGATTGAAAAATATAAACAGCGAATTTTAAGCAAATTTAATCCAAATGAAGACATAGATGTAAATAAAAAACGTGGTTCTTCAAATTCATTGATGTTTATTATCTATGAAAAAGAAAAACAAGAAGGAATTAAATATACTATTGATGATTATATCTACAATTTGGAAAACAAGCTTACTAAAGAAGAATATGCCAAAGTAAATAGTTCAGACATTAAAGACATTTATAGGATATTAAAGCGTTTAGTACCTATCAAAGTACCCAGCGATTTTTACCAACGTCAAAAAAGTGTTCATATAGATACTATATTTTCAATGCAAGATAAATATAGAATTTCGCAACAACAATCCAATGAACCCAAGGAAGACGATGAACCCAAGGAAGACAATGAACCCAAGGAAGACGATGAACCCAAGGAAGACGATGAACCCAAGGAAGACGATGAACCCAAGGAAGACGATGAACCCAAGGAAGA